CCGGGGGAGCCCGACGAGCACCGCGCCGCCCTCGAGGGCCATCTGTGGCGCGAGGCAGCGGCAGAGCTGGACCGCGAGCTACGCAGCGTTGCCAAGCACGGCGAGGAGCCCGCGGCTACCTATGCGGCATGGGCGCGCGAGCTGCTGTATCGGATTCTCGACGAGAGCGGAGTGGAGTTGCCATGATCGATGATTGCTATCTGTGCGGACACAGCCTGAGCGATGCGCTGCACGTGCACGACCAAGGACGCACCGGGCCGCTGACCACCGTGGCGTGCTCCGAGTGCGCGCTGGTGCAGACGAGCCCGCATCCGACCGCGGCCGAGGTGGCGGACTACTACAGGTCCGGGCAATACCGGATTGAGTTCCCGGCGCTGCCGCGCGAGGAGCTGGACGCCGAGCTACAGCCGACCGGGCGCACGGTACGGCCCGAGGACGACGACTACGCGGACACGCTGGACCGGCACGGCGAGCACGCGGCGCGGCGTCTAATCGATGCCCTGGGGCTCGGAGCGGGCGTGCGCGTGCTCGAGGTGGGCTGCGGCGATGGGCGCGTGGCAGCGGCCATGCGGCGGCTCGGCGTCGACGTACGCGCTGCGGAGTACGACCCGCGGCTAGCTGCCGAGGCGGTTGAGCGCGGCGCGGAGCTGGCCGGCCTCGAGGATGACGGCTTCGACATCGCCTACGCGCTGCAGGTGGTCGAGCACTTCGCGGACCCCGTGGGCGAGCTCGAGGCGATGGTGCGGCGGGTCAAAATCGGCGGGCTCGTGTTTGTTGAGGTGCCCACGGTCGAGCGCCCGTATGTGAGCCTGAGTCATTTCCTGCAGAAGCCGCATGTGGTCAACTACTCGACGCACACGCTGGCCGCGGCGCTGCGCCGGGCTGGGCTCAAGGAGGTGCACACGGCCATCGACGGCTCGGTGCTGCTCGGCTGGGGTGTGCGCTCGGCTGATGGTCCGCGCGCGTATGAGCCGCATGGTGGCCCGCTTGCGCCCGAGGTCGTGGGCAAGTTGCTGGCGTGGGAGCGGCAGCGTGCAGCGACCGCCGCGGCCGAGCGCCATATCGAGTGCTTTCTAGATGCGGAGTGGCGTGCATCCATGCCGAGCGAGAACACCCGCGAAACGCTGGCATTCATGGCCGACGAGTTCCAGCGGTGGCGCCGCATGGGCTCGGATGCTGGCGTGTCGCTAGCCAAGCTCTGCCGCATGCTCGAGGAGGTCGAGCGCCCCGACTGGCACGCTGACCCGTGGATGCGCGGCTTCTACGCGGGCCGCATCTACGAGGGGCAGCGCATGGGCACGGCCATCGCGCACATCAACAACCAGCTTGGGCTGAATCTGAATAAGCCCGTGGAGTCGAAGTGATGGACCGTACATCCCAGGCATTCGCGCTGTTCAAGGCGCCGCACATTGCCGAGGCCATCGCGCGCAACGCGCGGATGATGACGCTGGACAAGTGCTCCACGCGGCTGCGCGCGTCCGACACGGTGATGGTCATCGGTGCCGGTCACACGCTGCCGGATGACGTACACGCCACGCTGCTGCGCGAGCGCGAGGTGGTGACGGTCGCGGTCAACAGCGCGCTGCTGCCGCTGGCCTCGCGTGGCTTCTGGCCCGACATGCTGCTGTGCCGCGAGTCGATCAGCATGGCAGAGCAGATCCGCCGTGCGTCCGAGGTGTGGCGCCGCATGCCGCGCTCGGAGTGGCCGATTGCGGTGCTCGACGTAGGCACTCACCACGACACATGGCTGGCCTGCTTGGAGGTCTGCTCTGATGTCAGGTGGTTCGTGCCGGCCTCGACGCAGACGTTCGGGCTGGCTGCGCACACTGGCATTGAGCCGCTGTATGGAGGCACCTCAAACGTGACTGCCGCGGTGGCGCTCGCCGAGCGGTGGGGCGCCAAGCGCATTGAGCTGCTCGGCTGCACGCGCGCCTTCGGTCCAGATGGCCAAGCGTATGCGTCGGGCTCGGATTGGAGCACGGTCAAGCTCGAGCGCGTCGAGGCGGCGACTATGCCCGATGGCACGGTCGATCACTACCTCGGTCACGTATCAGGGCTCGAGGCCAAAGACGCGCTGCACCTCGCATCCGGCCAGCGACCGCCGTTGCGGGTCGAGCGCATGGTGCCTGTGGTCGCGGTGGACGGCTCGCGACGGTGGGCGCCTGAGACCCTCGAGGGCGACCGCGAGTGGCTCGCGACCTTCGCCGCGCGCCGACCCGAGCTCGACCTGTGGCAGCACGAGCCCGACGTAGCCATCGACGGCTGGGGCCATGCTCCGCGCCGGCCGCTACAGGCCGAGGCGTTCGACGCACGCTCCGACATACAGGCGCAGACAGAGCGCACGCTGGCGATGGTCAAAGCAATGGGCGACGGCACGCCGGCAGTAGATGTGCCGGGCTTGCTCGAGGGCAGCGCCATCGTGGACTATGCGGCAGCGGGCGACACGCTCACGGTGTTGCGCACGATGCGCAACAGGGGTCCTGCTGTCACCGTGCCGGCTGTCTGCCGAGCATGGGAGTCGGCGGCGCACCGAGTTGCCGAGTGGGTCCGTTGATTGCCGGACTGGCCGATATCGGACACACTCGCTGACAGTGCGAGTACACGCCAGCGAGGTTTGCCATGGGTGCCGGGTCTGACCTGCTGAGTCGTCGTGCGTCCAAGCGGGCGCTTGATGCGAGTCCGATCATCGGCGTTCCGCAGCCGGCGCCCGTGCTCGAGCTTGCGTCCTACGCTGGGCGCGATGCCCCTCCCGCTACGCTGACGCGGTGGCGCGGTGGCCAGTGGGGCACGCTGTCGTGGTCCGACCTGCTGGGCATCATGCAGAATGCCGAGATCACCGGCGCCACCGAGGATTGGGCGCGGCTGACTCGGCGCATGTACCAGGACGCGCATTTGCTGGCGCTGCGCGGCACGCGGCTCGACCCCATCAGCGGAGCGGACTTCGACGTTGCTCCGGGCGGTGCATCGGCCATCGACGCACAGGCGGCGCGCGATGTCGACTTGATGCTGCGGTCGATTCCCGACCTTCCGACGCTGCTTGATGCCGTGCTTGACGCCGTGTTCGTCGGCTACTCGGTGCAAGAGATCATCTGGGGTGTGCGCGGGTCGTGGGTGTGGCCTGAGGCCATCGACGTCCTTGAGCCGCATCGGTTCCGCTTCGACCGGCTCATCCATCCGTATCTGTGGGACGACGGCCGGCTCGGAGGCGACATCGACGCCAATATGCAGATTGGCCTGATGGGCAAGCCGCTGCGCGAAAACAAGTTCATTGTGCACATGCCGCGGGTCATCCCCGACTACGCCATCAGCTCGGGCATCCTGCGAAGCTGCGTGCGCCCGTGGTGGGTCAAGTGGCAATGCGTGTCGTACAACCTCAGCGGCGCCGAGGTGAGCGGCAATCCGCGAGCGATTGGCTTTGTGCCAGTCGACACGCCGCAGCCGCTTCGGCAGAATCTGTTTGACGATCTACAAAACCTGTCGGCCACCGGGACGATGGTGGTTGACGAGCGCGTGCGGGTCGAGATCCAGAATCCTTCCGCACAGGGCGCATCGTCGGTGTGGTCCTCGCTACAGCAGTGGTGCGACGACAGCATGACCAAGGCGGTGCTCGGCTCGACGCTGAACACCGAGGTTGGCGCGACGGGCGGCAACCGCGCGCTCGGCGAGTCGCAGGCAGCGACGACCATCGACCCGCGCATCAAGAAAGACTCGGCGAGTCTGTGGGCCACGATTGCGCGTGACCTGATTCGGCCGTTCCTTGAGTTCAACATCTGGCGATACGGCGAACGCATGCCGGCGCTGCCGGTAGTCTCGACGCGCTTTGCCGAGGAGCTGTCGCCTAAGCCCAGCGCGGAGCTCATCACCGTGGGCGGCGTGACCATTGACGAGCTGCGTGCTCGCGATGGTCTGCCCGAGTGGGGTCCTGAGCGCGGCGGCAACCGCGTGGCGCGCACCGCTGCGGATGCTGCGTCGATGATGCCCACGGCATCTCAGGAAGATGCCAGCCCTGTCAACGTGCAGGCTTTGGCAGATATTCTTTCAGCCGTTTCGGAAAAGAAACTGGCTCCGCAGGCCGCGATCATCACCATCCGCAACGCCTTCCCGTCCATCTCCGATGCCGATGCCGCATCGATGGTGCAGGCACAGGCGTCCATCATGCTGCCGTCCGAGCTACTGCCGCAGCCGGCAGCCGCGGCGCCCGCGACGACGCCGCTTGCAACCGAGTACAAGACCACGCCCAGCGTCGGCGAGGTGTGGTCGGACTCGCAGGACGGCCACCGCCTCGAGGTCAAGGCTGTGGGCGGCGGCCACGTGTACTTCGCGGACCTGGACGACGCCAATCCGCAGCGGCAATGGCGGTGGACCGAGCAGCACTTCGCAGAGCGGTGCATCCCGCCTGCATCGCCACCGAGCGCATCGCCTGAGACCGCGGCAGCGGGCATTGCGGGGCAGCTCGCGATGGAGCCCGCGCAGACCACCTACGCGTCCGGGGGTGCGCCCGCGGCTTCCCCTTTTCCATGGGAGATGGCCGACCGGATAGCGAGCGAGATGCTCGAGGATACGCCGACTTCCACGCCCTGAGCGATGCAGACCAGCGAGTCGCACAGGCCACCATCGGTATCCCGCAACAGGTCAGCGGAGCGGGAGTCGTGGCGGCTCTGCCGATTGCAGACCGATGGATGGAGACACTCGCAGGCGCCCTCGAGTCCGACAAGCTTGACGAGTGGGGCGCAAGCATTGAGAAGGATCCGCAGTTTGCGGCGCTCGTTTATCAGACGCTGATGACCGCCGACATGGGCGGGCAGCTCGTCGTGCGCACGGTCGAGGTGCCCGAGTCTGCGCCGCGCTCGGTGCCACTCGCGCGCGTGACTGGTGACGCGTTTTTCGCGATGCCTTTCGAAGAGGCCATTCGCGAGTTCTTGGCGCGGCGGCTGATTACGCCGGCTCAGTATCGGCGTCTGTCCGCCGAGGCTCGTGCGCGGGCATTCTCGGTCAGCAACATGACCTCGACCGAGCTCGTGCGGCGCGTGCGTGAGATTCTCGCTGACCAGCTCAATCAGGGTGTCAGTCTGCGCGAGTTCACTGCGTCCGTGCGTGCGGGCGAAGTCGACCTCGGTGTGACTCCGACGAGCAGCTACTACCTCGAAAACATCTTCCGCACGAACACGCAATCCGCGTATGGCGCAGGCCGATTGCGGCAGATCACCGCGCCCGAGGTCATGGCCGCGCGTCCGTTTGTCGAGTACCGCACCGCTGGTGACAACCGCGTGCGACCGAATCACGCGGCACTCAATCGCATGGTGTTTCGCCAGACCGACCCAGCGTGGCAGCGGTATGCGCCGCCGCTCGGCTATCAGTGTTTTGTCGGAAGCACCCCAGTAGCAGGGTCATTTCTCGCGGCGGTCAGGGCACTCTACACCGGTGAGTTTGTAGAGCTTAGGACCCATTCCGGACGGTCGGTCACTGTGACCGCAAACCACCCATTGGCGACCGTAGACGGGTTCGTTCCTGCGAATAGCATTCACGAAGGCGACGAGGTGCTCTGTCATCAAGCACCGGTCTGGACTGCGCTTGACAGCGAGATCGACCCAGAGAATCGTCCATCCAGCGCTGAGCAGGTATTCCGTGCGCTTCCGGAACGGAACCGTTCCAAGCTTCGGGTAATGCCCGAGGATTTCCACGGCGAAGCGAAGTTCTGGAACGGCGACGTCGATGCTGTAACCGCAGACGGGATGCTGTTGAACAACCCCAAACCCGAGGCCGCGAAGGATGTTGGCGATGTCATGTTCGCCATGTCCAATGAACGAGCCGTTGGCGAATCGTGTGGCGGCTCGTTTAGCCATGGATTCAGCGCTCCAAATCTTTCCCCTGGAAGCGCTATTAGCGGCAGAGACTTGCCGCCTGCGCTGCTCGACGGTCATCTGCGACCACTTGACCCGCTCCGCGTCGGATTGACTGCGGGGCTGCCTGCCAGCGGCTATGAGCCATCGGTCAACGACTCTGCGACTGACTCCATAGATTTTCGAGAGTTGATTGACAGAAGCTCCGGAGTCGTAGCGCTTGAGAAAGTCGTCTACGTCAGAAAGTTCTTTGCGAGCGACCATGTTTACGACCTCCAATCCGACACAGGACTGTTGGTAGCAGGTGGCATCGTCACTAGCAACTGCCGATGTGCCGTAGTCACTCGGCGCGAGCGTGATGTGGATTTGACTCGCGTGGTCGACGCGTCCACACTCCCCATCGAGCCCGATCCTGGGTTCGGCAATCCAAGGCTGTAAATGCCCCACCACCTTGAGGCGTTCGCACTCAAGGCAACCGGCAGCAGTAAGACTCTCGCGGCGCCCGTCATGTCGGTCGGGCTCGCCGAGACCACCGTTGCGCGCTCGCGGCACGTGGGCCTGACGGGACCGAATCCCGAGCAGCGCACGACCTGGATTCACGTAGCCAATGAGGGCGAATGGGAAGGCCATCCCAACGGCCCGTTCGCGCTCGACCGCAGCACGTTCAAGCAGTGCATTGCGGCGCTGCGGCAGACGGCTACGCCGCCTCCGGTCGACTACGACCATGCGAGTCTGCGGCCGCTCGACGGCCAGCCGACGCCGGCTGCGGGCTACGTGCTCGACCTCGAGATGCGCCGTGACGGGCTGTATGCGCTTGTCGAGTTCACGCCCAGCGCGGCGCAGATGATCCGCGGCGGCGAGTACCGGTTCTGCTCCGGTGTGTTCGTTTGGGATGCGGCGGACCGTAAGACCGGTGAGCCGATTCCCTGCCAGCTCGATTCCATCGGGCTGACCAACAAGCCGTTCATCGACGGCCAGCATGCGATCCGGCTGAGTCGCCGGGCGCTCTCTACGGGAGAGACTATGGAGATCAGCAAGAAGGATCTGATGGCCAAGCTGGATGCGCTCGTCGCGGGTCCGGCTGTGACTGGCGAGCAGCTCGATGCGCTCGTTGAGTTCCTCAAGAAGTCGGCTGGCCCTGAGGTCGAGGCTGCCGAGGAAGCCGCCGAGGAGAAGGCCGAGGCTAAGTCCGAGTCGATGCCGCCGCCCGCTGGCGAGGTCGAGGAGTCCGAGGTGGTCGACATGGCGTGTGGCCCCAAGGGCGAGCGCGAGATGGGCAAGAAGGCGCTTGCCGCGCCGCCGCCGCCTGCGATGGCCATGGCCGAGCCGATGGTGCCTGCCGAGCCCGTGCCCGCGCTGGCGCCCGAGACGGCCGCTGCGGCCACGCAGGACGCCGCGGCGATGCTGCTGACCAAGCTCGCTGAGATGACTGGCCTGGATACGGCCAGCATCATCGGCTCGCTCGACGCTAACGCGGAGTCGATCAAGGCGGCATTCCTCGGGGCCAATGGCGGCGCTCTGCCGGCCACGGTGCTGTCGGCCAAGCTCGAAGCGCAGGACGCTACGATCACCGCTCTGTCGGCCGAGGTGGCCCGGTATCGTGCCGACGAGGCCAAGCGTGCGGACGCTGCGCTCGTGGCCGAGGTCGAGGCGCACGTGGCCGCTGGGCGCATCCTGCCTGGCAGCCGCGAGACCTGGGTGAGTCTGGCGCGCAAGGCGCCCACTGAGTTCCGCGCGCTTGCGGCGAAGCTCCCGAGTGCAGTGCCGATGGGCCGCGAGGCTCCGGTTGAGGCGCCCGCCACTGCGCCCAACGGCGGCGCCGGAGACCCCGACAAGTCGCATCCTCGCTTTGCCGTGCTGCATCGGCAGTACAGCGATCCGAGCAGCCCGTATGCGCGGCTGCTTCCCCACAGCGGTCCGGAGCGCGAGGCTGCAATCGAGCGCGCCGTCATCAACCACCTTCGTCGTGAGCAGCCGATCAGCGGCTGAGGAGATAGCACATGGCTCTTTCGGCAGACTTCACCCGGCCCTCGCGAGGGCTCAACAACAAGCGGACTGAGACCTTCTCGATCCGCACCTCGAGCACGCTCTACATCGGCTCGCTCGCGGCCTTCACGACCATTGGCCGTGTCCAGGCTGCGGCGGCTGCGACGAACCTTCGTCCGGCTGGCGTGGTCGAGGAAATCTACAACGAGAGCGGCGCGCTCATCAGCGCGGCCACTGGCAACGCGGCGGGCACCGTCCGCGCGCGCATCGCGTGGGGACACGAGGTGTTTGTCGCGATCCGCACCGCGGCGCGCACGTTCGTCAACCTCGGCCGCAACGTGTTCATCGCCGACGATGAGGCGGTCACGGACACCACGGCTGCCGGCACCGCGGCAGTCCGCGTCAACATCGGCTCTCTCACCGAAATCAACTCGGCCAAGACCTTCGGGTGGCTCGCCCTCCGCGTGTACGGCGATACCAACGCGGTCTGATTCCACTACCACCTAGAAGGGACCAACACCAATGCCCGCTCTGACTGGACAGCTCAACTCCATCAACGTGAACACCGAGTTCACGACGATGGCGAACGACATCTTCAACCGCCGCGTCAACGGCCCGTGGTCCGCGCTCTGCAAGGTCATGCCGATCAGCGGCAGCAGCCTCGAGCTCGACGCCATCGGCCCGAGCCCGGCTGTGTCGAAGATGCTCGGCTCGCGCCCGTTCTCCTCGCTTCGCGCGTACTCCAAGCCCACGCCGGCTGTCGAGTACACCGCGGACGGCCTCGAGCTTCCGCGCTCGGTGGTCGAAGGCGACAAGTCCGGCATGGTCCGCGGCCGTCTCGCGGACTACCTCGCTTCGACTGCCGACTTCTTTGAGAAGCCGGTGATCGACCTGCTGCTCAGCAACCCCATCGGCATCGACGGCGTGTCGCTGCTCAACGACTCGCACCCGTTCGGCGCGGCTGGCGGCACGTGGGATAACCGCACCACCAACGCGCTGTCGCAGACCGAGCTCGAGGCTGGCATCGTCGCGATGCGTGGCCTCCGCTTCGAGAACGGCGAGCCCGCGGGCTTCTTCCCGACGCATCTCGTGGTCGGCCCGGCGAATGAGCGCGAGGCGCTCGACCTCGTGGGCGGTGACCGCATGATGCCCGTCAGCAACGCCGGTGCGCCCGATGCGGCTGCCTCGGTCGTCGCGGCCATCGCGCTCCGTAACTGGGTCGGTGGTCGCCTTCAGGTGATCGTCGTCGACCGCTTCGCGAACGGCACCAACGACAACGACTGGATGCTCTGCGACCTGTCGAAGCCGAACGTCCGCCCGCTCGCGGTTGGTCAGCTCATCGCGCCCTCGGGCGTGGTGGTCGATGACCCGCATTCCGAGGCCATGATCCAGCGCGCCAACTACCAGTACTACGTGAGCGCGTGCGCCGCGCTTACCGGGTACGCGCCGCACTGCATCTACGGCCGCGTCGCCTGAGTAAATCACGGTGAGTGATGCCGGCCGGTGGATGCCTCCCCACCGGCCGGCATGACCCCTTGCGAGGCATGGAGTTGATAATGTCGTCCAGCAACTTTGGTTCTCTGTATGCGCGCCTGCCCGACAACCCGATCACGGCCAAGTCGGACGGTAAGACGTACAAGCATTCCGTTCCCACTCGCGACGAAGCGCGGGTGTTGATCGAGGTCGAGGTTACGCCGACGAATGGCATCGTCATCGGTGGCCAGCATGTCCGCCAGGGCACGCATCGCCTGGTGGTCTATGAGACCGAGCTTTCCGACATTGAAGCGCGTGTCGCGACCGACGAGCACAAGCGCGCGTGGTCGGAGGCCATCAAAACCTTCAACCGCGCCCTCGACCGATTCGTGATCTCCTCGGTGGGCAAGGACGATGGCTCCGAGGCCTACCGGCTCCGCAAGGAGCAGGCGATCAAAATGTTCGGCGAGACCACCCCGAGCCTCGAGTTCTCGCGCAACTTTCCTGGCGGCATGCCGCCGATTGCGCGGCTGACCAAGGTGGAACAGCTCAAGGCGCCTGAGACCGAGACCAATCGCGACGCCACGCGCCTCGAGGGGCTAGTGACCAAGCTGGCCGAGACTCTCGGCAAGGCCATGGCGGCTTCTCAGCAGTCGAGTGGAGCGCGAGCGAATCAAGCGAGGTGAACCGTGGCCGCGTGGGTCGATGCGAACTTCATCAATCTGATGATCGGCACCGCGGCCCGCACGGCGCTCGGTCTATCTGGCAACACGTTCACGCACTACCAGAACGCCGCCCAGGGGACGGTGATTTCGGCCATGCAGTATGCCGGCTACACGCCGCCGGATACGGTCGATCACCTGACTCCCCAGGGCGCGTTTCTGGCGCAGCTCGTGGCCGGCATCATGGTCCGCGATGCCTTCCAGTTCCGAAAGGGCATCAGGCTCCCGTTCGATCCGAGCGGCACCATCAGCGAGGCGCTGTTCCGGCTGGATGCACTCTACAACAAGAAACTGCCGATTCCCGGCATGACGCCTGACACGCTGGCCGGGTACGGAGGCAACATCAGCAGTCCGACGACTGGCACCAACGCGCGCCCGAGCTACTTCGGCCCTGGCAAGTTGCAGGGGTTCTGATGACCTTCCGGGTCAACGGAGCGCAGCAGACGAAACGCGAGATTGACGCGGCCATCGCGCGTGCGCGCGACCTGACGCCGGTGCTGAACGTAGCGGCCGCGGACACAAAGACGCTCATCGATGACGCGTTCGATGGCAGCCATTCGCCCGATGGAACGCGCTGGCAGGCGCTGTCTCCGCGCACGATTGCCAAGCGGCGTCAAGGCAGCAGCAAGCCGCTGATTGACACATCCATTCTGCGCAACTCCGTGACAGCCACGGCGCGCGGAGTCGTGCTTTCGTTTGGCACGAACGTCATCTACGCGCGTCCGCATCAGATGGGCTTTGAGCGCACCGGCCAATACAAACGCACGCGGTACAATCCGCGACGCGAAGAAGGCTCGCCGTGGCGCTACTCGGTGCCAGCTCGGCCGTTCTTGCCGGTCACGCCGCAGTTCGCATTGATGACCACCGGGCCTGCTGGACAGCATTGGCGCGAGGTGCGCGAGATGGTCCGTGAGTACATCCGCAGCGGACGGACTACCTGATGGCCCACCTCGCCGCAGGACCGATTCAGACGCGCATCCGGCAGGTGCTCGAGCAAGCGGCCGGCTCGCTGCGCACCATCACGGCGGGCACGTACCTCGGTGACTTCCCCGAGGGCGAGGACGACATGGGCAGCGCCCGTGGTGTGGTCACTGGCGCCCGCGTCGAGGCGCGCGTTACATCGGTCAAGCGGTCGCCGTCGAGCCCGCCTGTGGTCGGCAATCTCGCGCTGTACGAGCTCGAGGTGCGCGTGCGTGTGCAGCGGCTTATTGACCGCACGGCGCAGATCACGGACTCGCTGCGGGACACTGCCAAGGCCCTGTCATTCCAGGACGCCGACGTACTCGCGCAGGCGCTCGGCTTCCCAGGCAATCTCAGCACGACAACGGCCGGAACTGCGACCGGCATCGTGTCTGGTCTGCTATCCTATGTGGACAGCAGCATCGATGTCCGCGGGCCGCTGGATGATGGGGCATCCATCATCGAAACGGATCACCGCTTCACCTGTGTCGCTCGGTCGACACCAGCAACGAGCTAAGCCATGAGCATCGAAGTCCACTCAGTCCAGCGCATCCGAGTGCTCACCGAAGTTACGTTCGGTGCGGACTCGTCATCTTCGATTGCATCGTTCGTTGACTTGCCCATCGTCGAGGGCTCGGCGACGGTCACGCTCACGCGCGACGAGCTTGATCCTGGGCAGCTCGTGCAATCGCGCCTCGAGGGCCGTGAGCGCGTGCTGGGCAAGCGGTCGGCCACGCTGTCGTTCCAGCTCAATCTCGCGCCTACGGGCACGGCTGCGGCCAGCGCGGTCGCTGCGGTCCAGGGCGGGCTTGGCCTGCTGCTCAAGAACGTCATGGGCGGCGAGACCTTGGGCACGGGCTCGACGGCTGCGGCGGGCTCCACGGCCTCTGTGGTCAACGTGTCGGCTGGAACGGGCACGCGCTGGGCATCGCCGGGTCAGCTCATGGGCTGGGCCAACTCGGCGGGTGTGGTCGAGTGGCGTGAGGTCGAGTCGCGCTCCACGGACGCCATCACCTTGAAGCGCGGATTCAGCGGAGCGCCTGCGAACGGCAACGCGCTATTCAACGCGGCTACCTACTTCATGACCGAGAATCCCACCGCGTCGATGGCGTTCGCGGTGTATGGCCTTGAGTCTGACGACCGCTGGCTACTGACTGGCTCGCAGGCTGTCGGCGGCATCACCATCGCGGTTGATCCCACGGCTGCGGCGCTGCCTCGGATCACGTTCAACATGACCTCGGCGCGGTGGTACGCGAGCAACGAAGTCGGCACGCCGTTTACCGGATCCATCGGCACGGCGACCTACAGCAACTACAACCCCATTGTCGGCGAGGCTGGCAACTTTGAGGTGTGGACTGTGGGCGCGGCGACGTTCTCGACCACGCAGTCAATCCACGTGTCTGCGATGGCGTGGGAGCCGCACATTGCCTACGTGCCCTACACGAGCCCGAGCGGCATCAACACCGTCAAGCAGTGGGTCGCCTCGCGCAACATGGACTCTCCGGTGCAGGGGCAGTTCACTCTGCCCTACCAGGACACGACTTGGTTTGCGGCTCGGAACAACCTGACCGACTACGCGTGCACGTATGCAATGGGCGTTGCTGCGGGCTCGGCGGTCGTGCTGTCTGCGCCCACGTTGCAGGTGCTGAATCCGCAGCGCGCGGCTGACGCGGGCGGACTCGCGGCGCAGACGATCATGTGGAAGGGTCGGCGCGACACGGATGTCGGCGCGGACACGAGCGAGATCGGCAAGTCGCCGTTCCGCATTCACTTGGGCTGAAAGGATGATGATTGATGGACACCGGATTCCGCGTAGTGTGCCGGTTCGATTCGGCACTTGACCCCGAGGCGATGGGACCGGATGCGGTCCGCAAGTTCCGCGAGACTGGCGATGTTGCACACGCCAAGTACCGCGAGGGCGAGCGGCCCACCGTGTTCCACTGCCGCCGACTCAAGGTTTCGGAGATGCAGGCTGTCAACAGCTACTCGACCGAGGCCGACAGGCTGACTGCTGCGTTCGCACGCGGAATCCTCCGCTGCGAGGATCTCTACTCGGAAAACGGCAGTCGCCGGGAGTGGCACAGGCCAGATCCCGAGCGGCCCGTTGCGCCCAGCGTGATCGACTCGACGTTCGATTACGGTGAGGTGCAGGAGGTGGGAGCGGCTATCTACGGGAGATCCATCCTGGGAAAAGGGAGGCCGGCAGCTTGGCCGCTGCCGGATACCTCGCGGTCCGCAGTCGGGGCCCTCGCGTACCACCTTGCGGAGCAGATGCGCGGGCAGGATGCAAGCTCAGTCCCGAGCAAGAGCGCAGTAGACCCGGCACCAGCTACGAGCGGCTGAGGGGCTGGCGCGAGGTGTACGGCTGCGACTGCGATGACATCGAGCGCCCTGACCAGCTCGACCACGGGCGGGCTCAGGACGTAGCTCGAGGCGTCCTCGTCGCGGTGGAGCGGGTGACCGGCCATCGGCCTCCTACGTGCCCGTGGCGGGCCTTCTACGAGCCCGTGGTGCGCGACGTGCTGGCCGTATCGTGGGCGACGGGCGATGCCCACGCGCTCGGCCCGGTGGTCGGTCCCGACCCCGACCACAAGCTCATGGTGGCGCTGGGTGTGTACACGCGGGCGAAGATGGCGACATCGGCCGACGAGCAGCGCATCCGTGATGAGGAGCGCGAGCGCGAGCGCCAGCGCAAGCAGGCCACGATGAACGCGCAACGAGGGCGCCATGGCTGAGCAGCCGATTCAGATCGAGGTCACGTTTGACGGCGCATCCGAGGCGACGCGCGAGCTGGGCCGCGTCAGCCAAGGTATCTCCAACGTCGGCCAGACTGCGGACCGAGCGGGCGTCACGGTCGAGTCGTTCTCGCGCGGATTCCAGAACACCGCGCAGCGCATTCAAGGCGTTGCGGGTGCGGTGCAATCGTTGGCCAGTGCGCTTGGGAGCGAGGACCGCACTGGCAGCTTGATTGCCAGCGCCGCAGGAACCACGGCGCAGTTTGCCGCCATGGGCGCGATGTTTGGCCCCGGCGGCGCCATCGTGGGCGGAATCGTTGGGCTGACCACTTCGATCCTGTCGTTGGCTCGGGCCAATGACGATGCCGCGGAATCTGCGCGACGAGCCCGCGATATGATGCGCGAGCTAGCCGATCAGCGCATCGCAGAGCGCAACGAGGCTGCTCGTGCAGAGGCTATCCGCACCGGAGCATTCGCTGGTATTAGCGAGGAGGATTTGACTCGCGAACGGGAGATGAGAACCATCCGACGCGAGGAGCTGAGAACCGAGTTTGAGGAGTTGCGTGAGCGCGGACGGCGCACTCGAGAAATGTACGAAGGCGCCGGCCGTGAGGTGCCAGAGGCAATCGCGCGACCCATCCTCACTAGGATCAGGGAAATCGCGGAAGAGTTTCGTTCGCTTGGTGCAGAAGCGACAACCATCACTGGCGAGCTGAGCGAACGCGCTGGCGGACTTGGTGGAGCGCCAGAACCAACGCGACGTCGCGGAGGCGGTGGCCGTCGCGCAACCGCACCCGTCGCGGCGGCAGAGCCAGAGGCGCCAACGCGACTGGATTCGATGCGGTTTTTTGCAGAGGCCGAGCTTGAGATTACCGAGGATACCAACAACCGTCTGATTGAAATGCGCGAAGCTCGTGACGAGCTTCTCGCCAGCAAAGCCGAGGAGGCCGCGCAGCTCGAGATCGATATCGCGAAGCGCCAGTACGAAGAAATGGCTAGGCTCGGCGAGGAGCAAGAACAGGAACGCATCGCAGCCGACGAGCGTGCCATTGAGCATCGCCAGTCGATGATGAATGACCTTGGCGGCATGATGGCTCAAACCACCATGATGCTAGGTAAATCGGTGGCGGCGATTGCCACTGGCGAGCAAACCGCAGAGCAAGCGTTTGAGGGAATGGCCAAGTCCTTCCTTGAGATGATCGCTCAGTATGCCGCCATGAAAGCGGCCACCGAGTTTGCCGATGCGATTGCATCGTTCGCGCGGTACGACTACTCCGGCGGCGCTCAGCACATCGCTGCCGGCGTGGCCTTCACTGCGGTCGCTGTGGCGACCGGCGTGGGAGCTGCGGCCATCGGCTCCGCACCCAGCGCGCCCGCCCGTCCCGAGGCTGGCGGCGGCACCGAGGCAGCCCAGGGAGGCGACGTGATCATCAACTGGAACTCGCCGGTCATCACGGCGGGCACGCAGGCCGATCTTGGCCGCGAGCTGCAAGCCGCCGTCAGCGCGGCAGGGAGTATCTGATGCCGGCCGGTCTGCTCTATTGCGCGGGCTTTCAGGTCACCTCAAGCGCGTCGATGACGGCGACCGTAGCGGGCTCGGCTGCGACCATCGCATCCGGCTACTACATGCCATCCATGCAGACCTCGCTTGTGTATCCGACTCCGGGCGTAGCCTACGCTGGCGCGGCGTACACCAACTTCACCACGGCGGTAAAGACCGCATTCGACGCGGCGACGGCCACGACGTTCACCGTCACGTTCAACACGACCACGGGCCTCTACACCATCAGCCGCGCCACGACGTTCACGTTGTCATTCAGCAGCGCATCGGACTTGCGGTTGCGCGCCGCCCTGGGATTCACTGGCAACAAATCCGGAGCCAACACGTACACCTCAGATGTCGTGCCGGCCTATGTGTGTCGGTCGGAAATTCTGGGTCGGTCGAACGTCATGGGCCAAGTCGAGCCCGACGAGATAGCCGAAGAAACCGTGTCCGATGGCGGCGAAGCATTCGTTATCACGCGCAAGAGCGGCGAGTTCCTGATGACATGGCAGCAGACCATGGAGCCGCGCTCGGCGGTGTACGAATGGGCGGCATATGTCGCGGCCAGCTCCTCGAGCATCCCGTGGTCGTGGCAGCAGTGGTTTCGCCACACGCGCGGGACGCATCCGTTCTACGTCAACGACACGCTCGAGGGCGAGCCCAACGGCGCGGTGTATCGGCTGACGGCCAAGGGCGCTAGCTTCCGCCCGCAGCGTGTCACCGCGGACTATGACGATCAGTGGGTCGTGCCTTTTGAGGCGCGCTGGCTGGGCCGGTACAACTGATGACCAGCACCGTCACAGGAAGCGGCGAGGTCTCCTATAGGCTCGTCATTGAGCGATGGCCCGAGTCGTGGGTCACGCATCAGTCGATGGAGAACGCTGCCGTCACGCCCAAGCGGTACATGGGCCTGAGCGTCCGCGGCGCCAAGATCAAGCACATCTCCAACCCGCTGACGGCTGAGGCCGAGGTCTCGTCGTTTGCGTGCCGCATCGCTGACATCCTGGGTCGAGCCACCGCGTCGTTCGGACAGCGGCCGACGCTCAAGACGTGGCTGACCTCTGACATGACCACAGCGGCCGCGACCATCCTGTGTCGAGCGAATCCGATTGCCGATGGATGGCCGACGACCGGCACGCTGTGGGTCAACAGCGAGGCAATCAACTACACCGGCCGCACGACTGCGCCCAACCGATTCACCGGATGCGGCGGCGCCAACCGTGCGCGGCTCGATTCGCAGTTGCAGAAGCACTACGTCTCGACGGGCGGATACACGCGCTACCCAGAGATCACCAACCGTCCGCCGACAATGGCGGGCTGCCGTGCATGGCTGTACCGCTACGAAGCGACCGACGACCCGCAAGGCGACGGAACAATCTACTGGCGAGGCATCGTCACCAAAGACCCGGTGTACGATGGTGCTACGTGGACGCTGGCTATCGAGCCGCTCACGGTGCTGCTCGAGCGCAGCGTCAACGCGGACATTGCCAACTCGGCCCGGCCTCGAGGTATCTACTACCCCGACAACGCGTATTTTAGTCTGTACCTGACCTCGGATGCGATTAGCGGATCGCTGCGCATCAACCTATCTGGATTCTGGGAGACCAATCAGGACTTCGTTGACGACATCAACGCGGCTATTGCGGCGTCGTCTTTCGATGCGAACAACCGATGCCGCATGACGGCGGTGGCCGACGGCGACTCGTCGTGGCACCTCGAGATGCTGGCCAGCGTGGGGTGCGCCAACGTCAACATCAGCATTGGATCGCTGTTCCGCGACGGCGCCAACTCCATTGAACCAGAGTTCAATCGATGGCCAGTAGATGATGCGGACGACCCGTTCGCGCTGCCCATTGAGGGCGGTTACGTCAACGGCACCACGTATTTCTGGCTGCCGCAGACGACATCGACGCCGGGCGCTGGCGGCGTGCCTCGAGGTGTGTTCGGCTACAACCGGCGTCCGCTTCCGGGCATTGCTGGCGGCACCAACCCGCAGACTCGCATCTACTTCGGAGGCGGGCTCGACCTAACCGGGCTGACCGGAGCCATGATCGAATGGAAAGAGTTCGGCTCGTTCTCAGGCACCGAGTCCTTCCATAGCGTTCTGACGTACAGCTCGGGCTCTCGGTATATCGACTTTTCGCGAGGCACTGGCACGAGCGCCGCGGAGTCCATGTACGGCTGGACGCCAGCGCTGTTGCCAGAGATTCGGTTTGGTCGCGACTATGGCAGTGGCAGCCTTGGGACGTTCTTGAAGGGCATTGTCGATGCTGTGCCCAACGGGCTGAATCTCGGCGCCGTTCCTCCGCTGCGTTCTGACGACTTTGAGCAGACGTTGCCTGCGGTGTTCCCGGCCGTTGCGGATCGGGTCGTCAATGGCCGCAGGTACACGTCCTTCGGCTCGTCAGACCTGATGGACATCATCAAGCCCGAGTGTCTGTTGGCTGGATACGGGCTCGGCCTGACTCCGACTGGCAAGATCCGGTTCTACTTGGTGCAGCCGCCAAACGCCGGACTCATTGTGACAGGCACGCTGACCACTACTGGCTTCGTCATCAGCTCGCCCACCGGCGACATTTCATGGCAGCCGATGGGACGCGGCACGGCCAATCAGGTGACGCTGCTCCGCGGGTATCGGTCTCAGGATGACGACTACGCCGAGCGTCCCGTGACGGTGCGCGACGTTGCGGCGTTCGGCCAGTCGCCTCGCCCGCTGTCTGTCAAGATCGAGCCCAAGTCATACATCACCCCTCCCGAGTCGTATTCCGAGGTGGTCGAGGTGGCGCGGCGGCAGTTCGCTCTGTTCGCCTATCCGTATGCCCACGTGGTCGTGCCCACCGATCTGCGGTTTGCCGCACGAGCTCACGGCGACATCGTGTACGTCAGCAGCTCGAGGGTGCCCGATGTTGCAACCGGGACGCTTGGTGTCTCCAACATGCCGATGCTGGTCACCGGCTTTGAGAAGTCTCCGAATGACCCACAAGTGAAGCTGCATGGGATTGCGATTGCAGACTCGCTGGCTGGGTACGTGCCTGAGTTTCAGATTCTCAGCGAGGTCAACGTCAGCGGCAACACGTGGGATCTGACGCTCGACATGGGCACATTGACTGCCAGCGACTACTTCGCGGCCAACTACGGCGTGCGCGTGTGGGAGTTCGATGGCACGACCTCGATGGTGCTCGGCGGCGTGGTGAGCGTGACCGGTTCCGTGGTGCGGGTGATTTTTGGCACCTCGGCCGCTGCACTCACGAGCGGGACTTGGGTGCTCGGCTGGTATTCGGCCTCCGATGGCATCGACCCGGCGCAAGAGTTCCACGCATACGTGGCGGACTCTACCGGCAACATCAATACCGGCTCAGGCAGCACGACAACCAAGGTGTTCTCATGAGCGGATCCAGCGAGCTCGAGTACCGCGTCAGGCATACGCCTTCGACGCTGTACAACGCGGCGTATAGACCGGTCGGCGACAAGGCAACGCGCTGGGTGCTGGTGAACAACACCAACCACTATGCTGACATCCACGGACAGGTGCGGGCGTGTTTCAGCTCGCGCGCCGTGGGGCCTGCCAAGTCTCCGTACTACGAGACCTACTCGACCGACTGGAAGAACGTCATGACGACGGCGCCATTCCCGATTGCGATGCGGGAGGATGGCAGCTCGTATCGCATCCGCGTGGTGGTCGGAGGCGCCGCAGAGAACGCCGCGGCAGCCTGCCGGTTTGGCGTGGTGCTGTCTCTGTTCGGCGCTCCTACGGACCCGCGCAGCACGCTTGAGCAGGCCGTGGCTGGGACCATTCCCACGGACTCTGTGTGGCATACCGATTCGGCCACCAGCGGCACCACGCCTGCGTTTCTGAACGGCAAGTCAAAGGGCACTATCAATTGGGACCGGCTGATTGCGCTCACGCGCGACGAGGCGGCTCCGTTCTTGACGGTGACCGGCACTCCGCTGGACATCGGCGGCTCGTCGTCTGGTGTGCCTCAATGCCTCGCGCAGCTATTCGTGTTCGCCAAAACGAACAACGGCCTGTATGGCGCGCGGCTGCATTACTTCCAGGCTACCGAATGGTATGGTGAGCCGTGACGTACATCCCGCGTAACCTGCTGAGAACCAAGCCGAGCTATACGCTGGTCAATCCAGGTGCTCCGGTGCGCGCGGCTGGCACGTGGCGCGAGCTGGCCGATGGCATCCAGTGGATTGCGGGCAAGGGCGCGTGCCTCGTGCCTTGGATGAATACCAGCTTTCAGATTGCGGCTGGCGTGACAAAGACCTTGCGCTTCCGCGTGCGACCTCGAGGCAAGGCCATTCGTCGCATGTGGGGGCTGATGTTGCAGCCCAACACGCTGTCGGTCGATACGTCGGTCACCATTCGCGCGCCGGCCTCGACGGGCACGGCGGTCACGGTTGACCTTCGGCACCCTGGGCTGTTCTGGCAGCCGTTCACGTACATTGAGGATCTGGCGGCCAAGTCCTCGACCGAGCAGGAGATCAGCATCGACATTGCCTCAATCGGAGGCACGACCAATGTGCTTGGTGTCCAGTGCTATGAGCAGGACCGTTCTGCGTTGAACGACGACGCGACTGACTACGGCATCCGGGTCGAGACTGTGGTTCCGCGTGCGCCGATGATCGACGTTGCGCAGACGAGCCTTCGCGGCGTGTACGATGCGTTCGCCAATATGGACGCGCGGCGGGTGGGCATTCTGCACCTCGCGCTCGACACCAGCGAGGCATTCACACGCACAAGTACGGGCTTCCTCAAGCTGACCAATCTGCCGTATAAAATCCAGGTGCCGAAGCTAAACGCAGGCGCCACGACACAGGCGGTCTACTGGAGCTGCTATGCGCGCATGGCGACGTCGGGCGGTACAGGCGGCAGCGTCCGGATAGTGACGACGACTTCGGCCGTCACCGATACCGCCACGATTACCGGGACCACGTTTGCGTGGATCACCTCGAGGTCTATCAACGTCGCTTGCGACAACTTCGCCACGGTCGACGGCTTCCGCGATGATGAGTTGTCGATTGAGATTGCTGGCGATGGCACGCGCACGGTCGAGGTTGCGAGCGTGTCTATCTGGGTGGATTCGGTGGCGTAATGGCAGGCACCGGCTCAGTCGTCATCAACTTCGTGACCGCGTTGCCCACGACGGCCAACGTCGGCGCGCATCGCATCCACACCAGCAACGGCCTACTGCAAGGCTACAACGGCACGACCTGGGTGCAGTACGGCTCGGGCGGCGGCGGCGGTGGCGTAGCCATCAGCGCCAGCGGCAGCAGCGCCTCGAGCGGCACGGTCGTATTCAGCAACTCGAACGGCGTCTCGTTCGGGATGTCTGGGTCCACCGTGACCGCCAGCGTGGCCGCAGGGCCGTCCGCTGGAATCGGCGGCATTGGAGCGAGCACACAGACCGCGACGAGCGGCACGGTGGTCTTTAGCGCCAGCAACGGCCTTTCCTTCGGCCTGTCTGGCAGCTCGCAGATCACCGGTTCGCACGACGGATTCCGCTCGGTCTCGGCGGGCACGACTCACGCGCTCGGCCCGAGCTTGTCGCTGGCCAACTCCAACGGCCTGAGCTTCGGCGTCAGCGGCTCGACCGTCACGGCCAGCTACACAGTCCCCAGCACAGGGGGGCTTATCAGCGCGGTCAATCTCTCGGCTGGCACCGCCTCGAGCAGCCTGACGAATCTGGTGCTGTCCAACAGCAACGGTGTGAGCTTTGGCCTTGGGACTGGCTCTGTCGTGACCGCTTCCGTGGCTGCGGGCGCGACGGCTACGGGCAACCTCGGGGCGCTGGCTGCGGGCACGCAGACGGCCACGAGCGGGAGCGTGGCGTTCATCGACTCCAACGGGATCTCGTTCGGCATGTCGGCATCGACGCGCATCACGGCGTCGTACACGGTGCCCAGCACGGCGGGGCTCATCAGCGCCATCAACGTCAGCGCGGGCACGACCTCGACCAACGCAAGCGCGGTGGTTTTCAGCAACGCCAATGGCGTGTCATTCGGCCTCAATGGCGCGACTATCACCGCGTCCGCATCGGGCGGTGGAGGCGGCGGTTGGACGCTGTCCACCTTTGAGCCTGCTCCATTCGTCGCCAACACGGGCACCGCTGCCATCTCGCTGTCGAGCAACACCTCGGCGGCCATGATGCTGTTCCCGATGCAGCTAGAAGCGCCCGTTGCCGCCGAGGTGATGGGCATCGTCGTGTCAATGAGCATGACCACGGGCGGCGCATCGAGCTTCCGCCAGTCGGGGACGCTTCGATGGGGGCTATACACACGGCCAACCGGCGCGTCGTCTACGCAGCTAAACCTATTTGGGTCTGACTCGCTGAGCTACGCAGTCACCTACAACAACAGCTCAATCAGTATCTCTCAGGTGACGACCACGAACTACGGTCCGTCGTATAGCTATGGACTGACAAACAGCGCGGGCCTCAATATCAGCAGCGGATACACCGGCCTAAAGTTGCTGAATCTAGATCTTGGCTCGACGCTGACAGCCGGCCAGTATTGGTTCGGCCTGCATCACATCAACATCAGTTCAAGCTTCAACAGCGGGATTCGTCTCAGCCTGTATGGCTCGGCGCACACGCTGACCGGCCTTGCGCCAATGGGCTCGTTTTCGTCGGCGTACTCGACGGGCACCGATTTGTATCAAGGACTCGGAGGCAATCTGTACCTCGGGCTCGGCAGCTACTCGGTGGCCGGTCTGACGTCGCTCCCTGGCACCATAAGCATCTCGCAGATCACGCAAGCCGGCGTCAACTTGGTCCCTTATTGGCGACTTTCCACGAGGGTCACATGACGACGACGACGGTTGCGTGGTTGCGCTCGGTACGCATCGACGACGACGGAATCACCGCCTACGTGGACATCCATTCCACGCTCGGCCCCGAGGTGACATCGTGGGAAATCCACGGGCTGAACCCCGATGCCGATGGAGCCGTGCTCGAGGAGACTATTCTGGCTAACGTCCAGGCGTATTGCCGCGGGACGCTGGGCATCCCCGTGGATGCCGACCATGCGGTGCGATTACTGACGAGGCTATGATGACGATGATGACGATGGATCAGGCCAACGCCTACGCGGCGGGCCGCAACTTCGATAACATGGCCCATCTCAAGGGCACGACATACAAGGACGTATCCACGGTAGTCATCCTGCCGTCGCGCGGGATGATGCACCAGCGGGCCGCACAAGCCATCTTCAACGTCCAAGGCCCGATGAACGCGAAGCGGGCCGTGCTCACGTGCGAGGGGCACGAGGTCGGGCACGCATACAACGCGATGATTGACACCATCCTGGCGCATCCCGACCTCGGGAAATGGCGCTACGTCCTGACCATCGAGGACGACAACCTGCCGCCGCCCGACGCTCACATCAGGCTGATCGAGTCCATCGAAGCGGGGCCGTTCGACGCGGTGGGAGCGTTGTATTTCACTAAGGGCGAGGGCGGCATGCCGATGTGCTACGGGGATCCGTCGCAGCTCGCGCCGATGTGCTTTCGCCCTCGGGACGTCCGCGCTGCTGTCGAGCGTGGGCACATCGTGGAATGCAACGGGATCGCGATGGGCTGCACGCTGTATCGCATGGACTTGTTCCGCGACATCAAGGGTCCGTGGTTCGTCACCACGCAGGACAGCGTGCACGGGCACATGACGCAGGACTTGTACTTCTGCCAGCGTGCTCGAGCCGCAGGCAAGCGGTTCGCTGTGGACTGCCGGGTCAAGGTGGGCCACCTGGATATCAATACCGGCATTGTGTGGTGATCGGAGGCTGACGATGGATGGCGAGTTGACTGTGGTGACGAACACCGACCCCGTGCGTATCGACCTCGGGAGCGGGCAGCGTCCCGCCGATGGCTGGACCGGATGGGACTTGTGGGCACCGGAGACGCCCAGCGTGCGCCGTGTGGATCTGATGGAGTTCCCGTGGCCTGCTGAGACGGCCAGCGTGGACGAGCTGCGGTGCTCCCACTACATCGAGCACATCCCAATGGGATGCACGAGTGATGGGCGGGATTTGCTGCTGGCGTTCTTCGATGAGGCGTACCGCGTGCTGAAGCCGGGAGGCAAAATGACGGTGGTGTGGCCTGCTCTACAGAGCGTGCGCGCCTTCCAAGACCCGACACACCGGCGCTTCATCCCGGCTGAGACGATGCTCTATCTGGACGCAGCGTGGCGCAAGGCGAACGGGCTGGATCACTACCGCGTGGCGTGTGACTTCGGCCTCGAGGCGCTGAATCCGACCGTCGATCAGGCGTTCACGCTGAGGGCTCCCGAGGCTCAGGCATGGATGCTCCGAGGCATGTGGAACGTGGCTGTCGATCACATCGCCGTTCTGGTGCGCCGGTGATTCGCGCGCGTCAGATTGGGCATCTAGTGGAGCTTCCGTTGACGTCGGGGAAGTCGCACGCCATCGACCCCGAGGAGGTGGTCGAGGTCGGTCCTGCTCACGGACAGGTGGGAGTCACTATCGTCCGACTGCGGGATCAGCGGTTTACGCTGTACGTGTCTGCCGAATACCAGGAGATCCGCGAACTGCTGAGGGTCGCGCTCGGCGGTTCTTCGTGCTAGCGTTGGCCGAACCCCGGTAATCCAAGGGGCACGGAGCGAGATGGCTACGAACTACGCACTGAGGGTCAATGCCACCACGGGTTCCGCTGGGCAGCTCACCGTGAGCGGCACCGCGACCTCGACCGCTTCGGCAGTCAACCTGACTGCGGTTCGATACTGGATGGTATCCGATGTGGATACGTTCATCCGCTTCGGCACTACGGCCAGCCTGACCGCTCCGACGACGGCTAACAGCATCTGGATGCCGGCGAACATCCCGCATGTCATCGATGTTCCTCGAGGCGGCTCGACGTCTGGCGGCGCCACCGGCACAGGGACTTTCGCCAAGGTTCTTCGCAAGGGCGCGACGTCGGGGAAGCTGGCCTATCTGCCGGTAGCGTGAGCCGTGGGCCGCAGCATCTCGGGGGGGCTCTCTAGGGTCACGGGCGACAGGACGGCTGTCGGCTCGTCCAAGGTCATCGGCCTAGAGTTCGCCTCGGACTCTCAGTATGTGCTCGGCGGGGCGGGCTCGTGGAACAGCACGATTCTGTCGGTGATGGTTCGATGGGTGCCGCTGACTCGGCCGGCGAATAGCACCCTGTCGATTGCGATGGTGGGCGACTTCGCGGCCAACTTCAACCTCATCACGTATGCGAATACCGGATTCACGTATGCGCCGGAAACGGCTTTCAACGGGGCCTATGCCAGCTCACCCGGAGCAGGCATCGGCAATGGATGCGACATCACGCAGGCAGGCCGCCTCGGCTTGATGCGGACTGACGTCGTGCGCCTGGTGAGCGGCTCGAGCATCCAGCATTGGCGCGATGGCCGCCAGGTGGGCCGACAGGGCACGACTGCCGCGACGTCGCTCGGCAGCACGAACGCTCTGGCGATCAATCGCCGCGTGTCGTCGGCGACGTTGGGATACGGCAACTTCGCGCTGGTCGAGATTCGCGCGACGACGGCTGCGCTCACCGACGCTCAGATTGCCGCGTGGTCGGCATCGCCAGTCGGCACCGTCTGCCCTGCCGGCGGCGAGACAAACGTGCTGGTGGCATCCGATTTCAACGGCTCGACTATCCCGCCGAGGACTGGCGGTGGCACGTATACGGCGACGGGCTCGCCCACGCTCAAGACATACAACCGCGCCGCAGCCGGACTAGGCAGCATTGAGCCGATGGGGGATTCCATCACGCTCGGCAGGGCGTCGGGGCCGGTCGATGGCAACGGCTGGCGGCGCGAGGTGCTGCAGCTCGTCAATGCGTCCAGGCACGCCACGATGTCGGGGCAGTTTACGCCAGCCACGACGAACCTGACACCCGACTTCTCCACGAACCACACCGGCGTGTCGGGCATGGGTTTAGGGGCTAATCCCGCCGCCGGGCCCCCCCGGCTCGCCGCTGTTGGTGTCGAACTTGGCGTGGATCGCATCGAGCCGATCGAGGCTGTGCTTGAAGCGCTCCACCTTGGCCGCCTGCCGCAGCATGGCGTTGAGCAGGCCGCGCATCAGCTGCAGCAC